ACCCAGGGCGTAGGGTGGGATTGATTGGGACACCCAATCACCTACGAGGGCGGGGCTAGGCGGGTACACCTGACGGGGACACACGGGATAGGGACGGGAGGGAGGGGAGGGAACACCCCCCCACCCTCTCCCCCCTCTCCACGATGCACCCAACCGCACGGCTCCCTCTGAGAGGCGCCCTGGTAGCGCCCCGCTCTACGCGCGTGCGCGCGATTCCACATCGCCGGAATCGACCCGGGATTGCCGGGTCCGCCCCACTTCGCTGGGTGCCGTGGCGGGGCGCTTGCGTAACGTCACGGAATCGTTGGGGATTTCGGTGATTGCTTCCGAGGGCTTGCAAACGCAATCATCTTCGGGGATGATTGCTTCACTTCGACGCGACGACTTCGGCGCGGCGGGGAGGACGGTCGAGGCGGGCCCCGGGGACGGGGAGAGGGCGGCTGGAGCTGTGCAGCGTGCTGCACAGACGTCCGAGTCAGACGCGATTGCGGCGGTGTTCAGCACGGTACGAAGTTGATTGCAGGCAGTAGCGGCAAATCAGTTGACGGCGGGCGGGGAGGTGGGCAGTATGCAGCACCGAAGTTGATTGGCAGCACGGTGCAAGGGACATGCGCCGCTCGGAATACGAGCGGTCCAGCGCGAGCGAGGCGGGGGCAATGGCGCCCCAAGGCCCCGCGACGATTGCGCCACCCGTAGTGCCGGCATGAGCCGGGCAGCACACACGCCAGCCTAGAAGCGCCATCCGAAGGGGCGCCCGTGCGTGTGCCGTTCTCTGACAACCGAATAGCCGCACCCCTGACAAGGCATGATGGGGGCGGAGTGCGCCGCTAGCGATGAAGGCGCACCACTCAGCACGCTGAGGACTACCCTGGACAGTGATTCAGGATGCAACCTCAGCGTGCTGGCAGAGCGTAGGAGGGCTGATTGGCCTTGCCTACTTTCTGCCAGCACGGGGCGCTCAAGTCCCGGCTGAACAAAGGACCAACAATCATGGTTATCAGCAACCGTTTTGCGTGGGCCTCGCTCGCCGTCGTTGCCGTCTTCATGCACCGTGACGAGGGCGCCTTCACTCCGGCCCCGGTCATCATGCAGTGTGACACCAAGCCGGCGGCTGCCCTGTGGATGGACATGGCCTGCCAGGACACGGAGGGGGTGTTCTCCGTGCTGGGTGCCGAGCTGGGACTGAAGTAATCAGGAAATGACCATGGCCTGGGGGGCATGAACGTGCCCCCTCAAACTGGACCCATGCAGTTCAACCCGTAGCACCGTAGCCGAAAGGACCAATCATGTCTGCGTTCTCTTCCAAGTCCAGCACCGCCCGCGTCCAGCCCACCCTGAAGCGGGCCGGAGTGGAGCAGGGCAAGCTGTCCCCCGTGCCCGTCCAGGCCCAGCTCACCGTGCCCACTGGCAAGTCCGAGGTGATTCCGCCCGGCTTCGACCCCAAGGTGTGGGCGGGCTTGGACATGGCCACGAAGTCCGCCATCTGGAAGTCCGTCGCCACGGCCACGGCCAAGCCGGAGCGCAAGCTGTCGTGCAAGGTGTCCGCCAAGGGCGGGCTGTCCATCTACGGCCTGAACTCCCGCTTCCCCGTCACCCTCTACAAGGGGCAGTGGGACCGCCTGCTGGGGTACGCGGACAGCATCCGCCAGTTCATGAAGGACAACGCCCACCTGCTGGCGGAGAAGGCCCCCGTGGGGGAGGTGGAGCAGGAGTCGGGCGTCACGTCCGAGGGGTAGTGCGTCCTCCTGCACGCTGATTGACATGCGAATGCGAGGCACGGGAGGGGTGTACCCATCCGTGCCTCAAGTTGACGTGCCAATCAAGGGGTGAAGTGTATGAACAGCGAAGTACAGGTTGAGTGCTCAACGTGCGGCGTGATTGCATCAGCACAGACCATGCGGTTCTATGGATTCTATGCGTGCATAGACCTTGTGCGCTGCTGTGCGTATTCACGGCTGTATGGTGTTCAGGCGGGCTGCGAGCCGCGCCACTTGAGGACATGCACCTGTTCGGCGTGCATCTACTTCCGCAAGTTGGCGATGCAGGACATGGCGAGCTACACCTACGGCGTCATCATGGGAGCGCACCCTGCGCAGGGCGACGTCGCGCTCTCGGCCGCCTACCTGTGCGAGCTGGTCATGGGTGCGTAGTGATTGGTAAGTCAAGGCTGGGCCCAAGCCGTGAGGTTGTGGGCCCTGCAACTTGAAGTGCCAACCATAGACTAGAGGGCAAGTACATGCAGCGTCACGGGAGCTACGTCGTGGTGTGGGACAGCGCGTTCAGGACTCGGCTGTTGACGAGCTTGGGGGTGTTGAACCTGATTGACATGGCGGTGAAGAAGCACGCCAAGCTGGAGCGGGAGGATGCGCAGGCCCGGCGGCAGTCCGTGTCCGGTAAGCATGCGCGCAAGTCGTGGCGCGTGGTGCGCCACTACACCCAGCGCAAGGGTCCGGCGCCCAAGCTGCGCAGCCTGCGTGAGGTGGCGTTTGACGAGCTGCCCACCCGCACCAAGCGCAGCATGTACGACAAGCTGGCGTGGTGATTGGTATGGATATGTTCACCGCATCGTATTGCAACAAACCGCACCGCACAAGTGACGGCGTGCCCGTCAATCACGAGTGCTACGTCCTGTCACCCAAGGCGTTGAGGCTGGAGCGGGAGGGGCACTACAGCGAGGCCCAAGCAATCTTGAGCCGCGCCCCGCGCCCGAGAATCCACAAGGGTGTGAAGCTCAGCGAGGCGGATTAGCCGTGCCCAAGCTCATAGCATACGACAACGACGGGGCAAGGCTGTGCCTCAACTGCGCTAAGCGTGCCGGGCTGGACTTGAGCAAGACCACTCCTGACTCAGGCCACGGCGGCCCGGTATTTGACTCTGACCTGGAAGAGTTGGAGCACTGCAACGACTGCTTTGACTGTATCGGGCATGCCCCGGACGGGTGTAGCAGCACGGGTGAGTAGGCCCAAGTTCCCCGGCTCGAAACCGGGGCGTGCCTTGCAGCACCACGCAGCACAACGAAAGGGAATCAACGTGACTCAACCGCTTCCACAGGACTTCTACCAGGGCCCGCCGCTGGGCCTCTCTCAGCTCGACAACTGGGAGAAGGATGCCTTCGCGCTCTGGGCGTTCGCGCGGCTGTCTGACAGGCAGAAGCTCAAGCTCATGGCCGACCTGCCACAGGTGTACGCCAAGCTGTTCGGCAAGGTCGCCACCGTCGCCGTCAATCACCAGATTTACCCTGAGCGGACGGACACGCTACTCCACAAGGCCAAGGAGAAGCTGCGCGACATGGCCACGGAGCTGCACTCGGAACCCCCCGCCCTGGTCGGGGAGATTGAGGGGTTCATCGCCGGGAGCGGGCTGCCCAGCCCCGGCTCTTTGTCCAGCTTCTAGCCCGGCAGTGCCGTGCCTCCCGCCAAGGGAGGCCCGTCACGCGAGGCCCCAATCACTGAGCTTGGGGCTTGGCATGATGGAGGTTGAACCGATGGCAGGAACGCAGGTGAAGACGCGCGGCGTGCATGACTTCGCCGTGGGTGACGTGGTGCAGCTCACCGGGAAGTTTCTCAAGAGCACCGGGCAGACTGCTGGTGGTGAGGAGCCGAAGAAGTGGAAGGTGTTGCAGGTCAGCACGGGGGATTTCCCCGTGATTACCGTGGACGAAGTGCGCTCCGACTTGGGGTATTGGACGGCGGAAGAGTTGGAGGCCGACCCCATGCTGAAGTACCGGCGCATCGCGGCGGCCAACCTGAAGCGGGTGGGGATGCCGTCCACTCGGGATGTGTGGTGAGGAGATTGCGTCAATGAGCTTGCCCAAACTGGACTCGATGCGGCACTACAAGGCAATCAAGCATGTAGCTGACTCGCGCGGGATGCCTCGTGAAGTCTACCACCGAGACTTGACGCAGCATGATATGGACACCCTGCGTGAGCGAGGGCCCGGGATTCCGTTCGTCTGGATGGTGCATCCAGACGGAACGCATTTGCTCCACGCTGGCCCGGTGGTGAAGCGCGACGGGGACAGTTCATTTCGCTACCCGCACAACGTGGTGGAGTCGTTTCCGGAAGCGGCCAAGGGCATCTACGCCTGGGATGGGACGTCCCTTCGACAGCTCGCGAGTGCAGCGGATGCCGAGCGTTTCCTGCGACTCATGAGCTGCACCTGTACTCCGATGCGGTATAGCACTGACAGGGAGGACCATCCGTCGCCGTGTCCCGCTTCACGAATGTAGGCCGCTGATTGGGCAGGGCCTTTGACCTGCCCGTCACCAAGCGCAACGCCGGGTCCGCTCCGGCATTTCAATCAGGACCATCCACATGAGCAACGTCACCAGCATTACCGGCCGGGGGGCCCGCCCCAGCCATGCCAGCGAAATGAGCTTCGAGCAGCGCAACGACCTGCTGAAGGCCCTGTGCGAGGCGCAGGGCCTCCGCCTCCCCAAGACCATCCTCCCCGAGGGTCACGCCCTCTGGGACGTGGGCGAGACCAACAAGCGCGCGCTGGCCACGGAGCTGGAGCGCCTGCCGTACTTCATGGACGCCTTGCCCGCCATCAAGCTGCGCCTGGAGCAGGAGCGCCCGGAGGACTACGGCAACATCCCGATTCAAACCGTGCGGATGAACCCCCGGACGGGCCGGCTCTACCAGGACGCCCCGGACACCAACCCGGACGACGCGCTGGGCTACACCGGGGACGGCTTCTCCCAGGTGACGACCTTCATCCGCCCGGACTCCGTGCGCCAGGGCTACCAGAGCACCCTGCTCTCTCTGCCCAATCACATCCGGGCCGACGCCTTCAACTACCACGCGCAGCAGCGCCGGGACAGCGACTCCATGACGCTGCGCACCGTGGTGGAGCCGCACTCCGGGGCGCGCGTCATCCGCGCTGTCACCTCCAGCAAGCACAGCCTCGTGACGGGCGACGATTCCGCCGTCGTCGCCGTCATGGAGGAGAAGATGCCGGACTCCCTGCGTCAGGCGAAGGTGCGCTACACCAGGGAGCTGAGCCGTTCGCAGATGGAGCTGATTTGGCCGATGATTAACCGGCCCCTGGTGGTGGGCGACGTGGCCATGGGCGGCGTGCGAATCAGCAACAGCGAGACCAAGGCCGGGGCGCTGAAGGTCGAGGCGTTCCTGCTCCGCGTGCTGTGCGCCAACTTCACGACGGCCTTCACCTCGGACGCGAAGGAGGAGGAAATCAGCCTGAAGCACGTCGGAGACCTGCGCTACAAGCTGGTGCAGGCGGTGCGTCGGGCGCTGGAGCGCATCGAGCCGTTCGCCATCATGTTCGGGGACGCCTACAAGAACCCGCTGCCCGCCACCCGGGGCGAGGTGCTGGGCAAGGTGCAGAAGGTGTTCGAGCTGGCCGACTCCACCATGGAGCTGACCGCCAAGCTCTGGGACGCGGATGGCAACAAGTCGGCGGGGGACACGCTGGCCGGGCTCGTCAACGCGCTCACCCGTGGCAGCCAGCAGCTCGACATGGACGTGGCGGGGGACGTGGAGCGGGCCGCCGGCCGGCTGGTGGCGGTGGGCTGGAACGCGCTGGAACGGAAGGCGAGCTGACCCATGGGCTACAGCGAGGACCCTTCCCACGTCCGCGTGGACTTCTTCAAGGCCACCGGCAAGTGGAGCGCCACTGAAGCAATCAGCTTCATCGGGTGGTTAGGCGACATTCATTCCGCCTTCATCAAGTCACTGGCTCACAGGCTGGTGCAACCTGACGGCACCCTCCGCTACGCGGGCATGTGGGCCGTCTGTCTGGAGCCGTACAGTCAGCACAGCTACCCGCTCATGAAGAAAGTGCCGGACTGCTGGGAGGAGGTGTTCCCCGGGGTGCCGGTCCCGGCGGCGGACAGCAGCGAGAAGTAGAGCAGCAAGGGAGCGGCGTTGCGCCGCTCCTGTAGCACCCTGCGTGGGTGGGCCCACGTCAATAGGTCGAGATGTGTGGAGCTATTGGACGGCCCTGGTTTCGAGACCAGGGCGCAGTTGAGTAGCAAGAGGGTACAGTGCGGTTCATGTAAGCATGGAAAGGAAGTAGTTGGATACGTCCGTGCGCGGCTATTCAACGGCTCAGATTCCATGTGTAATGGTCGCCGGCTCCTGAAAGACAAGTCGTGGTCACACCAGACTGGAACTTGTCATCCCTCCATTGGCGTCATGGGCACCGGGGCCACTTGCTACTCATGGTTGAAGTACCCACGACAAGTTCTCTCCCAGCCTTTATGCGCTGGTGCATGACCCGTGGGCTTGCGGCAAGCCGGTGGCAGCAGAGCGGTGCCACGGGTGCAGTCCGAGGTAGCGGCGTGGACGGTGACACGCGAAGTTGAGGACGCCTGCACGATTTGCGGTGGGCTGCTCCTGCTCATGAACAGTGAGCCGGGTACACCTGGGGAAAAGTACCAGCCGGACAGGTCAGCACTTAGGCTGGGGCGTACCTCTAAGTTGGTTCAATTCCAACCTATCTCATTGCAACAATCAGAAAGGACACAACTGCATGAAGCCGATTCGTGATTTCAACCATCTCATGGTGCTGGTACGCGCCGCCAACTCTGATTTCATCGGGCATATCAAGCGTGCTGTCTGTGCCGAGCGTGACCACATCATGATTGATAGCAACCTTCACAGGACTCTCTACTACACGGAGTGGGCGGAGGGGCAGGCGGAGCTGGCGTTCGTGGAGTACGTCAACGGCTGGCTCAATGGTGAGTGGACGCTGTTGCCGCTCACCCCGTTCATCCACCGGCCCATCCACATGCAGGCGTGGGGGGTGGCCGAGCTGCTCAAGAAGTCGGGCGTGTTGGACAAGTTGGAGGTGCGGCGGTGAGCCTGTCTCAGTTCCGATTCACTTGGCGAACCGTGAAGCTGGCTCCTGTTCCGTTGACTGCTCACGAGGGGCCGCTAGGCGCTTTGACGGAAGCGGGCCGCCGTGAGTACAACTCACGTCACGGCGTCATCTTTAAGAGCATGCGGCTGGTGTGCTGCCTGGACACGGCGGATGTGGCGCGCGGCTGGAGCATCTACTGGAGAGAGGTGGAGGAGTTGGAGGCTGGCTTGCGGTGCTTCTCCAGCACCGCTGATTTGTGGGCTGCGTTGAATCAGCTCTGGCTCTGGCAGGCCGAGGCTCTGCACCAGGGCAGCCCGCCGTCCGAGGCTGTCATGGGCGGTGACTACAGCGAGGCCGACAAGGCGGAGCTGTTGGAGCTGATTGAACAGGCTGACGCTGCTGGGCCGGTCTACAGCGCTGACGAGCTGGAGGAGGAGCTGGCCACCAACCTGCGACGCGACCACAAGCTGGAGGATGACGTGCCGTGGTGAAGCGCCCGCTCCCTCTCTACCTGCTGTTTCTCAAGCTGCCGGGCCTCAAGCGGGCATGGTATGCGCTGCTGATTCGTGCGCTGTACCGCAAGCACCTCAACCGGAAGACGCATCTGTTGCGCAAGCGGCGCATTCGCGAGAAGCGAGCATGGTTGATTGAGCAGCTTGGCGGCCCGTCCTGCACGGCGCCAACCTGCCCGGGTGGGAGGGAGTGTGGCAAGCCGAGCATCGACCACATGGACGGGCGCTCTGAGCTGTGGCGCAAACCCCTGCGCAGCTACGGTCAAGAGGAGCGCATCGACATTATGATTGCTGAGTTCAAGGCTGGTGTGCGCCTCCGGGTGGTGGGTGAGCACTGCAACGCCCGGCTCAGCGACCACTATAATCACCGTGACGAGGAAGACGTCATGGCTGACGAGCAGCTTCCACCGCAAGCGGTGGATGATGTACCCTTCTGAAGCTTCAAGTGGGGCGGGGGTTGGTCCTTCCTGGCGTAGCGCTACTGCGCCGGGTTCAAATCCCGCCGGCCGGGCAGGCATTGTGCCTGTGTCTGATTGGACAGCCTGGGGTGCAGTCACGGGAGAGATTGCACCCCAGGCTCCTGGTTTCGAGCAGCCAACCGCTATGATTGGTTGTTGGAAACCCAACTTGACGGTGTTGGTGCGCGAGTGCTACGCCTTCGAGTTGCGAGAGTTCCGTCAATCGGTTTATGGGGTGAGCCGGGCGTGCTGTGCCCAACTCTAACCTGCCAGGGCGCGGAAGGGAGCGCCCGGCTCACTCCTCCTTTTCACCACGCAGCACCAACCGGGAGTAATTGCACATGAGCGAGCAGGACAAGCAGCGGGCCACGTTGCGCACCATGCGGGTGGTCCTCTTCACTGAGGCCGAGCTGACCATCAACGAGCGCGGCGAGTTCGTCACCACCCACGTCAGGGAGGCCAACATCCTCGCCGGGCAGATGGAGACCGTCACCATGGAGCACCCCACCCGGAAGGGGGAGACCATCCAGGTCATCTCCGGGCTGGTGCCCAGCGACAACCGCGAGGAGTTCATCCTCGTGGACCGGCTGTCGGAGCACATCGTCAAGCAGGTCTACAACCAGGGGCTCATGAACGCCCTGAAGAAGACGAGCGAGGAGGGCGCTGTCATGAACGCCCTGCGCGAGGCGGGCTTCACCCCGGGCGAGAATCTGGCGAGCCCGCCGGCTGAGCAGCCCGTGCAGGCCATCATCGAGCAGGGGCACACCATGACGCTGACGTGTGACGTGGCGGACTGCGACAAGGAGCAGGAGTTCAGGGGCAGGCTGCGCCGCGACGAAGCCCGGGCCGCCGGCTGGAACATCGGCGCTTCGCCCGAGGACCCCACGCTCTGCCCGAAGCACGCTGACAAGGAGTAGACGCACATGGCACGGGCGCCGGTTGATTACATCGAGAGTGAGGAGTTCGAGAGTTCAGCGGCGTCCGATGCCCTCCATGAGTGGCGGCAGCACTTCATCGCCATGTCTGAGGTTCGGGCAATCAAACCGGATTGGGTCATCCGTAACGCGATTGTCCCGGGCCTCAACTTCGTGGTGGCGCCGCCCAAGCACTTCAAGTCCACCTACATCCTGGAGTTGATTGCGACCATGATTGGTCACAGTCATGGTGTAGGTGGTGACGCGGCGATGAAGCCGCGCCAGCGTGGCGCGTGCATGTACTTCGCCGCCGAGCAGAGCGTGTACGACCTGAAGCACATCTATGAAGAACGAATCATTAAGCGCAAGTGGAACAAGGGTCCAGTGTCCTGGGACTTCGCTGTGGCGAAGGACGTCATGGAGTGGGCGCTTGACGAACACGACAGCGACCATGACCTAACGCGCTTCATCGAAAAGGCGAAGCCGGCCATGGTGATTCTGGACCCGTTCTACCACTTCCACCACATGGAAGAGAACGACCCGCATGTCGCGCGGCTGCTAATCAAACCCACCAAGGCAATCAAAAAGCATGGTGGGGCGCTGGTGGTAGTGCACCACGAGCGCAAGGAATCCTCGCAGAACAACGGCGCCAGCAATCAAAGTGGCAACTGGAACAAGATGCGCGGCACGTCCGCGCTCTGGGCCCTGGCGGACGGGGGCACCATGCTTTCCAAGGCTGGCGCCGGACGCATGAAGGTCTTTTCCGAATTCAAAACTCACCCCTCGCTTGAGTGGGTCTGGACGGTGCCATGAAACTCTGGAAGCTGGTTACGCGCGCTGGGAGCTTCAAGCTGCTGCCCGCCGCATTCAGCGAGCAGCACATTGCGCAGTGCAACAAGGTGGCGGTCACCATTCCCGGCGCCCGCTGGGACGGCTCGGGTGAGGTGGACGGCGCTGACTCCGCACTGGCGGCTTGCCTGGAGCTGGCGGGCCAGTCGGAGGATGCGGCCCGCATCTGGAACAACGGCTGGCGTGGGTGGAAGTCGGACCCGAAAATCCTCGGCATGTCCATCGCGCCGTGGGGCTGGATGCCTGAGTATCAGCGGCTCGGCGCGGCATTCATTGCTGACCGAATCAGCTCCGGGGTCATGGTCAACGATGACGTCGGCCTGGGCAAGACGTTTCAGACCATCGCGGCCATGAGCATTCTGGACTTCCGCACGGTCAAGGTGGTGCTCTGTCCAGCTTCGCTCCGGCGCCAGTGGCGTGACGAAATCGCCAAGTGGTGCGAGCTGCACGGGGGTCCTCCGGTGCAGGATGCACACTACGACGAAATGATTGCGGTCATCTACCCCAAGGGGGACAAGCGCAGCAAGAAGGCGCCGCCGCGCAGTCCGTCGTGGGTGATTGCCTACTACCTGGACGCTGACCGGGCCCTGGCGCTGGTGGACAAGCGGCCCTACTACATGATTGTGGACGAAATCCACAACTTCCAGCACTTCGGCTCCAAGCGGCTGGCCCAGGTGCAGCAGCAGCGGTTGCTGGCGCACGGCTGCGTCAGCCTCACCGCTTCGCCGTTGTGGAGTCACGCGGCGCAAATGTACCCCATGCTCAACATCACCAGCCCTGGCTACTGGGGCAACTTCGAGCAGTGGGCCACGCGCTACGCCTCCGCCTACCGGGGTGAGCACGGGCTGGTGACGGGGGCACTCAGTCATGATACCGAGCTGTACCTGCGTGGGACCATGCACGGTTTCCGGCGAATCAAGTCGGACGTGGCTGACCAGCTTCCGTTTGACGTGAAGTATCAGAGCGTCTGGCTCGACGCGCCGCCCGGCAACGCCAAGGTGATTGAGGCTACCCTCAGCTCCAGCGGTGAGGTGGTGCAGGACTGGCCGCACATCCGCGCCGTTGAGGAGTTCAAGGTGGGCGCAGTGGCCGAGCAAATCAAGAGCGATGTGGCCTCCGGTATCCCCGGTATCACCTTCACCTGGACGCGCCGCCACGCGGAGCAAATCGCGGCGGCGGTGCCCGGTGCGCTGATTGCGCATGGGGGCATCCCATCCAGCAAGCGCCTGCCACTGGTCTATGACTACGTTGCGCGGTGCAAGGGGCTGAATCAGGTTCCACAGCTCGTTACCACCTACGATGGGTTGGGGGTGGGCGGCAACCTCCAGGCGTTCAAGGTGGTGAACCTCGCCGCGCTCACCGCTGAGCCGGACAAAATCATTCAGGCCATTGGACGCTCGGCTCGCATGGGGCAGGAGGGTACGGTGGTGACGCGCATCTTCATGTGCCACCACACCGTGGATGAATACTACGGCAAGGTGCTCCTCGTGCCACGCCTCATGCAGCAGCAGAAGCGGGACGGACGGGCCGAGCCCTCCAAGGTCGAGCTGCGCGAGGCCATCTCTCCGGGCGCCGGGGACGTCAAAGGATTCCTCTCCAAGATGCTTGAGAAGTACAAGAATATTGGGGAGGATGCGTAGCAGCAGCACCAACCATGCAGTACCAACGGAGTCAATCAACATGAATCACATCTTCAAGCTGTGCAGCATCGCCGTCCTGTTCGTCTTCGGCTTCATCGCGTGCGGCCCGGACGACAAGCCCAACCCTCCGGACAACGAGCCCCCCATCAGCATCAACCACCTGGACCGCCTCGGTCTGGGGGAGCAGCGGGCGGCCATCGAGGAGGCGCTGGGCGAGCCGTGCGAGGTGAGCGACAACTGGACGCACACCTTCCGCACCGTCCTCTACTGCCTGCGCAAGGACACGTCGCGCTACGTCGTGGACAACACCCTGTGCACGGCGTTCAGCGTCGCGCCCTGTGACTACTGGCTCGGGTACAACTTCCACACCGACCCGAAGGAGACCGCCAAGTACGGCACGGGCGCGGTGGGCATCATGATGGGAGTGCGGCAGCAGTAGTTCGCCAACCGTGTCAGCCCCCCATGCTACTCGTGGGGGGCTGGTGCTTTCAGAAGGAGAATCATCGTGCCCCCGAAGCTGAAGCCGAAGCCCGAGCAGTTGCTTGATTTGCCAACCGGCCCCAGTGGCGTGGGGTGGAGTCAGATTTCCCCGCTGGTGGAGTGCCCAAAGAAGTACCAATTCTCCAAGGTGCGTGGTATTGAGCGTGCTGGCCTCTATCTGACGGACGCCTTGAGCGTGGGCAGCCTGCTCCACGCCGGACGTGCGCAGTGGTTTCATGACGGCAGGCAAGGCGAGCTGTGGCGCAAGCAAATCACTGCGCACGCCGCCAAGATGAACAGCGAACCTGGACCGAAGCTGGCGCTCGGCGCGGTGGACAAGTCGCTGACGACTTTCGAGGGGTACATCAACTACTGGCGAGTCCGCCCCACCACGGAAGTTCTGGCGGTGGAGTACCCGATTGGGCCCCGTGGCGTCACCCCCACCTCGCCCAAGGAAAACTGGCGCACCACGCGCCTGGACAGCATCGAGCATGAACACGGCAAGACGTGGATTGGCGAGGCCAAGAGCGTCTACGCGGGTGGCGCCTCGCGGGTGACTTCCACCTACGAGCTGCACGGGCAGCTCCTCCTGCAAGCCTCGCTCTGGGGTGAGGAGGAGACCAAGAAATTCGGGCCGCTTGCCGGAATCATGCTGGACCCGATGGTGAAGGGCAGCACGGAGAAGAAGCCCACTGGCGCGCCCCGGACGAAGGTGCTACTCCAGTCAATCAAGCACGCGCTGCAATGGTTCCGCCGTGACTTTGACACCTGGGTGGAGCAGAGCCGGCTGGTGACGTGGAACGCCAAGGTGGAGCGCCGAGTGAGCGCTTGCGGGACGTGCATCTACAAGGACCTGTGTTCGCGGGGGCGTGACGGTGCGCTTTCCTACAGGTTCAAGGACGGCACGCCGCTAATCAACTGGAAACCGAGCGAGGGCAAAGAGACCCCTCCATGGGAGTGACGCAATGCGAAAGAAGATTGGAGAGTTGAAGCGCGGCAACCTCTACGTGATGGTCTACGGCAACGAGGGGTGCGGCAAGACGTTGCTGGCCATGTCCCTGTCCGAGGACTACGGCAAGACGGACAAGGCCCAGCACCTTCGTGGGCTGGACGTGGCCTACATCACGGCGGACTCCGGGGGGCCCACGTCGGTCATCTCCGCCGGCTACTCACCCAACATCCCGTGCGAAGTCCTGGACGGGAAGGCGGACCCCTTCCCCGGCGCAATCCGGGCGGTGCGTGACTTCACCGCCGACAAGTCCATCCGGGTGCTCTGCCTGGACAACGTGACCGGACTGGCCGGCGCCTTTGTGCGTTTCTTCACGGACGGCGGCACGGATAAGGACATGGGCTACGAGGGGTGGGGCGAGCTGCTGAGCAAGTTCCGCAACCTGGAGGCCGAGTGTGAGGCGGCCACCCGTGCCGGTAAGAGCGTCATTTACACCGCGTGGCCGAAGGACCCCACCTATCGTGAGGTGGCTGGGACGTCGGTACTCGACCAGCAGGGCCGGGCGATGATTCCCGGCCAGGGTCAGCGCTGGCTCCCCGGCAACTGTGACGTGGTGGCGCGCATGACGAGCCGCTTCAAGAAGATGGACGTGGGCGGGAAGGCGAAGCAGGTTTTCAGCGCCGAGCTGCACCTGTTTGCTTCCGAGGAGTGGCACGCCAAGACGCGCTGGCCCCTGCCCAATCCGTTCCCCGCCGACCTGCGTAAGATGCTGGACGCGGTGAACCTCGGCGCGAAGGAAATCGACGTGGCCGCCAAGGCCCCGGTGAAGAAGTAGCACCGCGTCAGACCGTCGTTGTAGGGTTTCGCAGTACCGGCGCAGAATCAACTGCGTCGGCTTTCATCCCGCAAGGGACCAACCGAAGGAGCAGCACCATGGGCGCCACTGGCGAGGCTGGTCGCATCAAGTTCAACCCCCGGGACTCCAGGCCCCGGGACACCCCGGCGGAGGACGGCGAGTACACGCTGTCGCTGGGCAAGGTCGGGGAGCGCGGAATCAAGGGCTACAAGGTGAGGGCCGGCGGGCAGGGCAAGAAGGACGCCTTCCCCTACCGCACCCTGTTCCTGGACATTCTCGGCACGGAGTCCGAGACCCGGGCCGGGGAGTGCAAGCAGCTCATGATGATTCTGAGCACCAACCCCAAGGCGTACTTCACCATCTGGGACTTCGCCAAGGCGGTGGGCTACCCCGATGACGTGGACCTGCCCACGCCCGAGCATGCGCTCGACACCCCCAAGGTGCGCGAGTACATGGACGTGGTGGACAGCATCGTCTTCTGGGCCCACGAGAACGACCGCATCCTGCGCGTGGAGCTGAGCACGGAGGAGTACAAGGGCGAGCCTGTCAACCGGGTGAAGAAGTACCTCCCCCCGCCGGACTCGGAGGACGGGTCCTCCGACGCGAGCGCGGGCGAGGAGGAGCCGGAGGCGGAGGAGGTGGAGGAGAAGCCGAAGCCGGCCCCCGCCAAGGGCAAGGGCAAGGGCAAGAAGTGGTAGTCCGCTCGTGAAGTAGCTGCGTGAGGAGGGCCGCCCGGTGACAAGCCGGGCGGCCTTTTCGTTGATGGCCTGGACAAACCTAGAAGCTGATTTAGCTGGCCTGTTCGCCAATCTGGTAGTGCCAGACATGCTGCTGAACGGTCAAGGCTACAATCAAGCTCAAGTTGACTACAGAGTGCGGCAGGTGAGCACCCGTCCCGCCGCCGCTGTTTGCAAGCAGTGCAACAATGAATTTGAAATCAAGCGCACCGGCTACCTGCCAGCGTTCTGCTCGCACGGGTGCGCGAAGCTCCACCGTCAAGGCGGCCACAAGCAGCGCAGCCCCGCGTTCGAGAAGTGCGCGTGCGGCGTCATCTTGACGCCAGGGAAACACGGGTCGCCCAAGAAATCATGTAGCGAGAAGTGCAAAATCAAGGCACGCTATCAGCGTGTAAAGGAGCAGCGCATGGTTACCAAGAAGACGACGGCAGCAATCACCAAGCAGTCTGAGTCCAAGGCCCTCTCCGGTTTGCGTGCGGTGCGCGAAGCGGAGGCGAAGTTCAAGGAAGGACTGACCATCCTCGCGCAGAGCATCAGCGCGGACTCCCGGCCCGAGTATCTGGCCCACGTCTACAAGCTGGTGGACGCCGAGCTGGTCAAGCCGCTGGCGGCCAACGTGGCCACCATGAAGGAAGTTCTGAAGACGGCGGCCAAGGACGCGGGCGGGAAGCTGGAGACCAGCTTCAACGGCACCCGCTACACCATCGAGCACCGCGTCACCTTCCGCAAGCAGCCCAGCGACGCGAACTACCTTGCGTTGGTGATTGGCAAGGGAATCAGCCCGGACGACGCTTGCATCAAGGAAATCGTCTACAAGTACAGCGAGCAGGACGCCCGCGCGCTGGTGGAGGCCGGTCAGCTCACCCAGGCGGAGCTGGACGCCTGCAAACCGGTGCACCAGGAGTCGCTGCACGTCGAGAAGCTGTGAGATGCGCCGGCTTGTCGAGTGGCTGGTGCCACTACTGGTGATTGCCTTCCTCTGCTGGAGGTTTTGACGCATGAGCTACGACCCGCGCAAGCACGGAGCAAACTGTGACGCCTGCCCCCGGCGGGGCAGCACGCCTGTCCCGCCGGAGGGACCAAAGGGCGCGCGCTGGGTGTGGCTCGGCCAGGACCCGGGCAACACCGAGGTGAAGAAGGGGCGCCCATTCGTCGGACCCACGGGCGCTCGGCTGGCTCACCTCTGGGAGGCTGCCTTCCGTGAGCTGGGTAAGCCCCCTGTTCCCCGCGCTGAAATCTTCATCACCAACGCGGCCCTGTGCGCTCCGCTCTCCAAGAGCGAGAGCGAGGCCAAGGCCGCGATGACCGCTTGCCGGCCCCGGTTGCTGCGTGAGCTGAAGCAGGCCGACCCGGAGGCTGGCGTCCTGGTCATGGGCAAGTGGGCGCTGCATGCGCTCACGGGCGAGGTGAAGGGGATGGGGAAGTATCAGGGGTTTCACATTCCAATCAACATCGAAGCCGCTCAACGGGAAGCGGTGGAAGCCTCCGCCGCCATGGAGCCGGTGGAGGACGACATTCCATTCTAGCGATGGGACAACCGTGAAACGCGACGACGAGAACCGGAACGAACGGCTGACTGAACTCTTCCTCTTTGAGGACACGCTGAAGCGCTTCCTCCATCCCGACGCGGATGACGCCCGCGAGGACCAGCTCGTGGACAAGATGCTCGTGTGCATGGAGCGCGTGCGTCAGCTCCACACTGCAATCAAGCAGAACGAGGGCAAGTAATCATGTGGGGCGTTCCCGTCATCCATCCAGCGTTCACCTTCAGGCAGCCCGAGCAGCTTGGCCCGCTTCAAGCTCACATCGTTGGGTTCGTCAAGCGGGGACTCAGCGGCTTTGATTTGCCGCCGCTGATTTACAGCGACCCTCCGTTGGAGCGCTTGGAGTGGTTGGAGAGAATCGCGCGCAAGCACGGTCTCCCGCTGAGTGTGGACGTCGAGAGCGCCCCGCCGGACAACGGCCCAGACGAGTGGGCCAAGCTGCCGATGTACGCCAAGCTGCGCGTGGTGGGCATCGGCATTGATTGCAAGGTCAAGGTTGACAATCAGCTCTACCATGGCATCGGGTTGAGCTGGTTCTTCCCGATGAAGCGCATCATCTGGGAGCGCATCAAAGAGTTGATGGCGGACCCGTCCATTGGGAAGTTGTTCGTCAACGGCTTCGCCTATGACGCCCCGATTCTGGAGCGCTATGGCTGCACGTTCGCCGGGGAGATTGAAGACGTGCGCGACTTCCGCCGCGCGCTCTCCTCCACCTCGCGGGTGTCGCTTGCGCACCAAGCCGGCCTCTACCTCGCCGTTGAGCCGTGGAAGGCCGAGGCCACGGAGAGCGAGGACGGCGACGAAAAGGGCTTCGTCAACGCGGCACGGATTCCCCGTGAGCGGGCCCTGATTTACAACGGCAAGGATACGGTCTACGCGGCCCGTGTCCGTACCGGCCAGCTCCGTGACTTCAACGAGGACCCAGCCGACAAGCCGCGCGTCCTCCGCCTCTACAAACAGCAGCTCCGGCTGGCCAAGGTGGCAGCCGGCATGAGCATCAACGGCTTCCCGGTGGACGAGAAGCGCCGCGTGGCGCTGTCCCGCGAGCTGACCGAGCTAGGCATCTCCCGGGCCAAGGAGCTGGCGGTCATGCTCAAGCCCTACGCCAACGTCGTCATCCACAACGACGGCAAGGACCTGGACTCCGGACTGAAGGTGAAGGCCGAGCGGGGCCACGGCTTCCGCATCTCTACGCAGGGCGGAGTCAACGACGGGGACCTTGCGGCATTGATTTACGGCGAGTGTCGCGTCAAGGGCATCGACAGCTTCAACCTGGACGTGCCGATGGTGGACAAGTGCCGCACGGAAACGGGTAAGGCGTCCGTCAACCGCAACGCCCTGCTCTACCTCATGGCCCAGCCCAACACGCCGCCGGAGCTGAAGCGCATCATCCGCACGGTGTGGAAGGTTGACGCGCCGTTCAAAGCACGCAGCACCCATGTTGATTCGGACAAGGTGTTGACGCGGATTGGCTCGGACGGACGGATTCACCCGGCGCACAACTCGTGCGGCACGGAGACCGGCCGCTTCGCCTGCAAAGACCCCAATATGTATAACCTCTCCGAGCAGAAGAAGGAGGAGGACGGGGCGCTTCAAGGTGATTTGCCCAATCTCCGCGATATGTTCGTGGCGCCCAAGGGCTACGTCATCGTCCACTTCGACTTGAGCGGGTGCGAGCTGCAAGTCATGGCGGACGTGACGGGGGACATGGCCCTGCGCGCCGCGCTGGACACCGGGGACGTCCACACCGCCAGGGCCCGGCAGTGGTTCAACATCCCCAGTGACGTCCCGGTACCGAAGATGATTCGCCGTCAGGGCAAGGTGGTGGGGCTGGCCTGCCAGTACCATGCCGGACTGGAGGTGGTTTACATCCAAGTCCTGGCCCAGATTCCGGACGCGCCATTTGACGAAATCAGCACGCTGTACCATCTCTTCCCGGAGCAGCACCCCGGCATTGCGGCCCATTGGGTGCGCAGCCTGGAGTTCGCCAACCTGCATGGCTACAACGAGAGCCCCATCATGCAGCGGCGCCGGTACTACCCACCCGGGAACCCCATCCCGGACACGGAGACCAGCAACTACGAAGTCCAGTCCGGGGCAGCCGATTTGGCCAACGATATCCTTGTGGGCTCGGACGAACGTGATTACAATAAGTCCCTGGACTACCACATCAAACACTACTTCCCCAAGGCGTGGCTGGCCATGCACACCTACGATTCATTCGATGTGATTTGTCCGAAGAAGGAAGCGCAGAGCGTCCACCGGATGATGGAGGATATCATCCGGCGGCCCAGGAAGATTGGACCGAAGCCGCGCAGCTACCCAGCGGACTCGAAGATTGCAGAGCGGTGGAGTCAAGTCTGATTCAGGAGGAAACACCATGTCGAACGATGCGCTGAACGCCGTGAACCCCGACAACGCGAAGGCCCCCGAGCTGCCCTTGGAGGGTCAGCCGACCAAGCCGCCCAAGGCCGCGCGCAAGCCCAAGGCGGAGAAGCCGAAGAAGACGAAGGAGCTGCGCAAGCCGGTGAAGCCCGCCGAGAATAAGCAGCCCAGGGCGAAGGTGAAGAAGGAAATCAAGCCGGAGAAGCAGGAGCGCCAGTGCGTGACGGCCATGGGCATGCCGGCCGCCATGGAGGCGCGCCTCGTCAAGCAGGGCGTGGACCTGAAGGCCCTCAAGTCCGGATGCAAGGTGAAGCTGCGCACCCCCCGCTCGCGGCGGTGCGATGCCTGCAACACCGTGTCGCGCAAGGCGCAGCAGAAGTACAACCTCGTGCAGTACGAGAAGCGGGCGAAGAAGGGCGAGGTGGCCCACCATCTGACCTACCGGGGCAAGCCCTCCACCACCGCGCTGAAGCTCAAGGCGCTGGGCCTGGACGCCACCAAGTACATGAAGGGGGAGAGCACCCGCCTGGAGCTGCCTGCGTCGGTCCTGGAGAAGCTGTCCACGGTCGAGATGGTGGACGGGAAGCCGGTGAAGCCCGCCCCGGCGAGCAAGCCCGCCAAGAAGGTGGCCAAGAAGAAGGCTGCCGCGTAGTTGATTTAGCGTGGGCTGGATGGTGTTGACCCGGGCGTGTACCACTCTCCACACGTCAATGCGGTCCACCTCCAGTTTGCGAGCTGGCGCCTCCCCGGTGCGCAACGGAGGAAGTCCTAGAGCCCGCCGTGTTGACGCACGGCGGGCTCACGGCATAGCGCTTGAGGCCCTGGCGCTGATATGACAGCCTCCCCCTAGCACCCCACCCTGGAGGCTGTTTCATGCGTTCAATCATCTTCCTGTTGTTCATGTGCCTGTCCCTGCCCGCCTTCGCCCTGGACGTCTTGCAGGGGTCCATCGTGTCCGCCGGGGCCAGCACCAACAATCTCACCACGGCGGCTCCGTTCCAGGTGCCGGTGGGGCCTATCGTGGTGCAGTGCAACGCGGCGGCATACATCGCGGTGGGCTCCAGCGCCGACGTCACTGTCACGTCCGCTACCGGCTTGGAGGTGAGCGCCACTGCACTCTACGACACGTCCACCACGGACAGGTTTCGCGTGGTGGCCGTCATCCCAAAGAGCGGTAGTGCGACGTGCAAGGTGTTCCGTGTTCAGGGCGGCGTAGCCCGCCGTGGCGGAAGCGGAGGCAGCTACACGCCCATTGCCACGGAACACGCCGCACACGACTTGACGGCGGTATCAATCACCCTGAGCAAGTCGGGCGGCGTGGGTGTGGCTTGCACCAACGCATCCTGCAACGCCAGCTTCGGAGGCACGGTAACAGCAGGCACCGCAATCAACTCTAGCGGCAGCATGAGCACTGGCAGCTTCACGGCTTCTGGCACGGTGACTGGGAGCACAGGTGCATTTGGTACGGTCAATGTCTCGGGCACCATTACATCCAGCATTGTCAAGCTAACCAGTGCTACCTCCCTACCAACGTGCAGTGGCACGTTCGCCGGGCAAATCAGATACATTGTGGATGTGGGTGCGGGCACGAACGCGCTCTACTTCTGCAACGGTTCCACCTGGGTTGCCATGACTTGATTGGTGCCTAATGTCCCCCGAAGATATCAAGACATTGATTTACGTCTGGGTGGCCAAGGAAATCCTGGTGCCAACCCTCAAGCTGCTCGGGGGGCGCTTCTTCGAGCGCAGCGCGCACACGGTGGACCAATTCCCGTTGATGCAGCAGCAGCTCAACGCCCTCGTCAAGGGAGTGGAAGCAATCAACTCCAAGCTTGAGCTACTGGACACGCACAAAATGGCCATTGCCATGATTACCAAAGACATGGAGGCCATCAATCGTCAGCTTGACTGGCTCATGCAGCATGTCCGTGTTCCGCCGACCAATCCCGTGGTCAAGGCTGGAGCCGCGCTGCAAAACGTCGTCAACGACGACACCCCCAACTCGTAGATGATTCACAGCCACCTCCGCTGAACAAGAGCGGAGGTGGCCGCACCAGCTCACTTCTGGGTGTCCCGTCGCAGGCCGCTGGACACGATGCCCCACGCCGCTCCAGCGCCGATGATGCCCAGGCACACCTTGAACTCCAGGCTGCCCGGGGCCGCCGTGGGGAGAATGGCGGTAGCCGCCCCCACCACGCCAGCCATCCACACCTTGAACTGATTGAACTTCATGCGTACCTCCTTCGCTACGGGTTGGTGTCGCCTCGAATCTGCTGGCTGCGCTGGCTAGCTTCACGGACCCGCTTCTCCAGCTCGGCCCTGATTGCAGCCCTCATACGCTGCTTCTCGCTGAACGGAGCAGCCATGCGGTTGACGGTGCGCAAATCACCTTGCACGTCCTTCCGCTGGGCGATTTCACGGACGCGCTCGCTCTCCTGGGACTGACGCCCCACAGGCTCGGCTTTGAACGGGGTGAACGCGGCCAGGGCTTGCCCGGTGGTGTACGGCTCCTCGAAGCGCCGGAGCTGCCCGGCAAGCTGGGTGCGACGGGCCACGTTGCGCACGTCCCGAATGAGGCCCGGCTCGATGTAGTTCCAGGCCGCCTCCAGAGCCGCGCGCCCCTCCTGTCCCGGCAGTACCTCCGGGGTGAAGTCCCGCTCGCTCAAGCCCAGCAGCTCAAGCTTGCGCTTCACGCTGTCCTCGGCGGCGCCGGACTGCACGAAGCCCAGCACGATGTTCTGCATGATGCGCGACAGCAGGAATTGCTTGGGGTCGCCCTTGAGGAACGCGGCGCTGGGGAACAGCGGCACCAACGAAATCACCTGTGCCCGTCCCTTGGCGTCACGCCAGGGCAGCCACTCCCGCACCGGGGCGGGGCTGTACGCCTTGAAGCTCCCCTTGGTGCTCGCTTCGGCCACCGCCACGTCCTGGTCCGTGAAGCCGGCCAGCCGGCGAGTCAACTCGAAGAGACCAGCAATCAAGCCGTAGTGCATCGCCACATTGAACGCCTGCGCGCTCCCCTCCCCGGACATGGGCGAGTTCGCCGCTCCTGGAACCGGCTGACCGTTCAGGCTCGTGGGCTTGAACCCCTTGCCCGAATTGCGCAGCCAGTTGAGGTGGACCCGGATGTTGTCCGCGTGCCACGTCATGAACGGCGCCAGGAAGCCGTATTGATTGGACATTTCGCGCACCGCCTGCCCCACGCTGCCCGAGCTGGCGAAGTTCTCGTTGATGATGCGCGACGCACGGCTTCTGGCCTCGGGTAGTGGCAGGCCCAGCCGGTCCACCCCCTTGCTGACCTGTTCAATGTAGACCGCGAGGCGCCAGTGCGAATCAAGCGCGTCATAGATTCCACCCAGCTTGGCCTTGCCCTGCTGGAGCTGATTCCACCCAGCCTGGAGCAAGCCCACCAAGCCGTCCTCCGGCTCCTGGAGGAAGCGCTGAGCAATCATGCGTGCCTGACTACCACCGAACTCCGCACCCGTGCCGGGAATCAGTGCCCCGTCTTCCAAGGCCCACTGCGCCCACTGCCCGTCACCGCTCTCCGGCGCCATGACTCCCTGACGCTGGGTGGTGAACGTCTTGTTGTACGCCTCCAGTGCGCGGGCGCTCTGCATCAGCCGGGGAGCGAAGCGGCGGTTCCACACCGGGAGGCCCGCCGCCGCCGCGTTGGCGCTGTTGGAAATCCAGTTGTTCATGTACGAGACCGGGCTCAGCGCCACCTTGGCCGTCTTGAACATGCCGGTGACGAACGCTCCCACCCGCTGGAGGGTGGAGCGCATGACCGGGCTGGGTGCCTGCATGATTGCTTCGTAGAGCTGAGGGCTGACGTACTTGCCCGCGAACTCCCCGAAGGAGCGCTTGTTCTCGAAGGCGCTCATGTTGTCGTTCCACACCCGTGCTTCGTGCATGGCAGCGTTGGGCTGATTGTCCCACAGCACCCCCTTGTACTCGGGCGAGGTGAAGGTCTGGCTCACCTTGTGCTGGCGCCACAGCCGCTCCACCTCGGACATGGACGCGGCGGTGACATAGGCCGGGTTGTGAACCTCTCCCAGCAGGTCACGGATGATGGGCGGGATGTTGGCGCGCTCCTTCAGGATTTCACGGTTGAGCCTGGACTGACGAAACCTGTTCTGCATGTCGCCCGTCCCGGACATGAGAGCAATCAGCTCGTTGGCCGCCGTGCCGTAGTTCAGCCGGCCCTCAGACTTCTTCACCGTCCAGCGGATGGCACGGTCCATCAACCCACGGTCGGGCAGGTAGCTGTTGTCCAGGTATGCCTTGTAATCACGGTGGAGCCAGACGAGCCCGGCCTTCTCCTGCTCCATGATGGCTTTGATTTGCTGTGGGGAGAAGTAGCCGGCCTTGACCAGCTCGTCCCGGTAGAAGCGGTTTTGCTCCACCCCCGCCTGGAACAGCTCGCGGAACTCCCGGGGCAGCGCCTCCACGGGGATGGTGGGAGTCTGCCGGTTGAGGTTCTGGCGCACGAAGTTGTCAATCAGGCGCCGCCCATCCTTGCCTGCGTTGGTGTAGGCCGCGCGCAGCATCGGAAACACCTTGCCGAACTGGACGTTCTGAATGTGCCCGGCGGCCTTGTATCCACGGATGGCCGCCTGCTCCAGCGGGAAGGCCCGGTGTTCTGGAAGCCCCCACTTCTTGGCAACCTCCTGGAGAAGGTTGGGGTTGCGCTCCTCCCTGATTCGACGCAGGGCGTGGGCGGCGTCATCGGCAGCCGCGCCCGGCACGTCCACGTCCGGAGGGAGCCCCCCGGGCGGAATCGGGTCCCCGGGCATCTCCACCGTCCGCTTGTCCTTGCTGGCGTTGATTTCAGCGATGACCTGGGGGTCAGTGAGCTGTTGGGTCTGCTCCACCATCGGCTTGTCGGCCTTGCGCTGCTGCTCGCGCAGAATGTCCCGGTTCCACTTGATTTGGGTATCGTCCCCTCGGCCAGCGGCGCCCATGTTCTTTGCGCCGGGACCGTAGAGGACTTCCCGCGCTTTGGCCGGGTTCTCCCCGGTGGCCTTGGCCACGTCAATCAGGTCCATGGCGTTGGTGACGTCCATGTCGGACACCAACGGATTGGCGGCAGCCTGGGCAGGAGGCGGCGACGGCACCTCAGCCGGGGCGCTGAAGGTCTCGCGCATACCCTGGGGCGTACCCACATACGTCTTCCAGTTGCCACGCTGCGCGGCGGACTTCGGATTGGGCAGCTCGGATGGAGCAGCCAATTGCGTCCCAACGAAAGCCGGGTCCACGTCCTGGATGCGCGAGGGCAGCGGCGTAGCCGGCGCGCGGGCCACGACCGTCCCAGCAGCGGGCGCGGACGCGCGCGGAGCAGCCACTCCCACGGCCGGCGAGAAGCCAGGCGCTTCCGCCTGAAGCTGATTGGCCGCGTCAATGATGTACTGCGCGCGTGCCTGGGGGTCCATGTCCCGCTGCATGGCGAGGGGCAGGTCAGCATAGGCCCGGGTAGGAGCGTCCACAGGCGGGGTGCGCGCACCGGGGGGCACCACGGGCGGCACGGTGGCCTCGACCGCAATGTTGCGGGTGGGCAGCTCGTTGAACGCAGGGGGACGCTCCCCGCCAGCTCCGTAGAGCATCGCCCCGGCTTCACGTCGCGCAGGAATCGGAGCCAGGACACTCCGCTGCATCGGCGCCGGAAGCTCTGGGAGCTGATTCCTGCCAAGCTGCGTCAACTGGGTCAACTCCTCCATGGCCGGCAGGGTGACGGGCTCCTGTGCGGCAGCAATCATGTGTTGCTGCGTCACCGGGTCAGGTGCCGGAGTCGAAGTCTCCGGAGCACGCGCCGGGGGCGGGCCGGCAATGTCCGCCAGGGCGGCGGCGTTCGCTCGACGGAGAGCCAGCCCCTCGACCGCCGTGGCAGGGAGGGCCCCCAGCAAGAAGGACGGGACAGCCTGCGCCGGGTCGGTCATCGCCTGGGTGAAGGTGTCGGCGCGCTGACCTTCGGCGGCACCCAGCGCAGCCTGGGCCGCGTTCACCCCCATGGAGACTCCGCCCGTGCGAGCTGCCTGCTGGGCCATCCGAGGAAGGGCCTGGGACAGCGCGGTGTAGCCCGTCCGAGCCACCTGGGGAGCGCGGGCCACTGCGCCGGCTCCAGCCTCGACGAGCGCGCCCGGGACAATCTGCGCCCCTGCCTGGAGCGCGGCGGCCGGGACGTCCCCCAGCATGTCCGCGAGCTGCACCGCGCCACGCTGGGCGTAGGGGTTGGCCTCCACTGTGCCCTCGCCCACCGCACCGGACGCGAACGGGTTGACGCTCTGGTAGGCGCGGGCGGCGAGCAGGCGGCCCGCGTCCGTGGCCAGCAGCGCGCCACCGGGGAGGCTCGTCAGCGGGAGGCTGGCGTTGTCGGTGAAGGGGATGGTGAAGTTCTGGAAGTAGCTCGGGTCCAGGACGTTGCCAAGCACGAGCTGGGCGTTCTTCTGCGCTGCCGTCACGCCCTGGTTCAGCAGGTCAGCCGCCCTGGAAAGCACGCCCGGGGAAGAGGGCGGAGGGGGCAGGGGTTGAGGGGCGGGCGCGGGGGGTGCAGCCACGGCGCCTCGCCGCCTCAACTCTTCCATCACGCGCTGCTTCAGCTTGTCGTCGGCCATAGTGACGACAAGCTAGCATTACTGGTTAGTGGCCATCCACTGTTGCAACTCCTCCGTGCTCAGCTTGGACAAATCCGTCTTGTCATCGATGGTCGGAGGCAGGGTGAGAGTGGCCTTGCCCGGCCGCGTGTTGCCCTGCGCGTCCGTCACCTCCACCGTGATTTCACGGGTGCGCGGGGTGCCCATCCGAATCTGGGGAGGGCCTTCCATCTGGACCCCGGAGTCGTCCGCCCCCATCCGCTCGTTGAGGAGCTGGCTGTAGATGGCGTTCCATGAATTGTAGCGAGCACGGGCCTCCTCCACCTTCTGGCGAGCCGCGTCGTAATTGTTGCGCAGCTCGCTATTTGCTTCAGCGGCAGAGCCCCCCATACCGTCCATGGTGGAGAGAATCTGCTCCGCGTGTCGCACAGCGGCCAAGGCATCGTTGGTGGCGTCGCGCATGATTTTGATTTTGTCCACCCCCTTGCCCATCTTGTTGAGCTGCTTGACCTTCAGGTCCCACTGCTGGGCGCGGGCGAGGCCCTTGTCCATCAGCTTGAGCAGCTCCACCGCCGTCCGGGTCTGCGTCTTCACCACGTCGGCCTGAACCTTCTCGTTGGCGCGGGCATTGGCGCTGTCGGACTGCATCCGCGTGACCTGCGCCTGGGTGACGTAGGGAAGCACGGTTCGGGCCATGTCCCACTCGGCAGGAGTGCGGAAGTATTGCCGGGGCTCCACGGAGGGCTGACCCATCATCGGCCCACGCGGCGTCATGTCCCGGCGCGGAGCGGTGAGGGTCATCTCTTCGGTGAACGTGGTGGAGCCGGGCAGCCCCGTGCCCTGCATGTAGATGGACGGCATGTTGCCGATTGGAGCCGAGACAGGCCCCCGCGTTTCCGGAGCGCCCGGCTCAGGGGGCCGTGCCAGGAAGGGGGGGATGCCGGACGGGCCCTGCCCGGGGGACTGAACCGGAGGCGTAGCCAGCGCGCCTCGGAGGTAGGCTGGCATGTTCTGCGCCATCATGGCGTTGATTTGCGGCGCCATGATGCCCGCCCCCAGGTTGGCGGCGGCGGCCATGTCCGCCACCCCATGGACACCCCCGGGCTGCATCGACTGGCCTTGCTGCGCGTTGAGGTTCAGCACCGTTCCCAGCATTTGATTGAGGGCAGGCGAGGCCAAGGCCGCACGTTGTGCGGCCTCCTGCTGACGTTGCTGCCACACACCCGCGAGCTGCGCGATGCCTTCGCGTAGCATCTGAACGCCGCGTCCGTTGTCACCTGTCGTGTAGATGGGCCACGCTTCGTTCACAGGCCACCTCCCACCGCGCTACCGATACCGCCACCAATGTTCGCGCCGGCCCCCGCGCCGGCCGGGCCGCCGAAGTAGCCTCCCAGCGCGCCACCAGCTCCAGTGCCAATCATGGCGCCAATGTCCGCGTTCTTTCCAGCCTCAGCCTGAGCAGCGGCGAGCTTGCGTGCATACTCCGCCATCCGTCGCTGCCACTCCTGCTGCTGGGTGGTGAGCGCCAGATTGCCACTGAGCGCCACCATCTCCTGGAGCCGTCCGAACTTCTGCTGATTCCACTGATTGAGCGCGTTGGTGCGCGCGTTGGCAGCCACGGCGGCGGCCAAGGGTCCGTCCAGTCCGCGCGAATACGCCTCCTGCCGAGCGCCGTTGAGGGCACCGGACAGCAGGTACTCCGGGGCCTGCGTCGTCATCAGCTCCTCGATGGCCCGTTGCAGGTACTCCATGTCGGAGTAGAGGTTTTCCGCGTAGGGGAGCTGGCTCGCCTTCTGCCAGTTGGCGGTGGGGCTGGTGCCCTGTCCCAGCGTGGCCTGCCACCCCACCGGCAGGTACGTCAGATTGGGCGGAGGCTGCATCGTAGTAGAGCCGCCCCCGGGCCCGCTCACCGGCACCACCCCCAGGGACATGCCGGGAAAATACGGATTGGATGCCATTTGAATCACCTCACTAAATCAGGTCATGTCGTATATGACGAACGTGAACGAAGTAGCCGCTCCGGCGCCAGACGCATTCTGGCACGTCACCAGCACTTCCGTATCGGTGAACCTGGACGCGGCGCACATTCGAGTGGGGGTGAAGGGCGTCACCAATGGCCCAGTCAGTCCACCAATCGAAAAGGACAGCGTGACGATGTATTCACCAGCGTTCGTCCCGGTCCTGGCGCTCACCACGTTCTGACCCATCGGGACAGAGCACAGTGTGCCCCCAACGCCCGTGCAGGGCGAGGTGTTGGTGCCCACCACGGCGAACGCCTTGGCCACCAGCAACGGCATGGCCAACTTGCCGTGCTGAATGGCCGCCAGCGCGCTGATATTGGCGTCGGTGATTGAGCCCGTCAGCGTGTTATGCAGGTGCGCGAAGTTGGCGTTGAGTGTCGAGGCGGTCAACACCTGCCCGTTGGAAAAGGTGGTGAACGTACTGGGGGACGACGTGTGCGCGGAGGCGTTGGTGTAGACGGCGACCGCGACCCCGAACACCACGGCCATGAATACGGCAAAGGTGCGCTTCATGATTCAGCTCCTCATGGACGACGGTTGATTTGCGAGTAGTGTACCACAAGCTGCTTGAAGCGCACATTCATCCTGCCGTTGCCCAGGGACAGGAACCTGATTCGCGGCTGAACGCTGTTCACCAACACCCTGGAAGCTCCGTGCTTGAGCGTAACAGTTTTGTGCTTGAGGCTCAGCGTGGACCCTGCGTTGTCCAGAGTTGTCGTGTCCAGCATGAAGCCTTCTGGAATCGCGTCGGCTCCATCCACAACTCCGCCTGCACCAACGTCGCCGTTGTGGAAGATTTCCACCGTCAAATCGCTTTCGTGCTGAAACACGATTTCCGTGGCCTGAATGATTTTCTTCGTGGATACGTCGTCAAAATCAACTTCTTTGAAGGTCAGCTCGCCAATAAACGAAGCTTCGTCACCGGGCGAAAGGATTGGAGCGTAGTGGTCCAAGTCGTTTGCCACGTCACGTCCGAGCGTTTCCAGCCGAGCATCGGCATGGACACCCGTGCCGGCCAATACCGCCGAGAGGTACAACTTGGACCCATTGATGTTGGCGATGATTGCAGTGTCGCTTTTGATTGTCTGAGGCCCCCACCACGAAATGCTCCTGGGGAAGTCCCGCATGTCACACCACCACTGCTCCGTTGGGGTGTAAATATCGGTTGCGTCCGTGGAGGGCACATTCAGCTTGTAGAACCCATCGTGGTAGGTCGCGTGCCAATGATTCGGAGACCTGGGCAAATTGGACAAGTGCCCACGCACCGCTTGTCCAATCTCCACCGGCTTGCCGTTCCCCTGCACCAGCCACACGCTCTGCCCAGAACACCAAATCACTCCATGCTCTGTCTTGACCACCGTTTCCTTGCTGATGCAGCCTTCGCTGACGTTGATTGGCGTAATCACCAAGTCGCCGTCCGTGGCCGACGTCGGCGGAAGTCCGCGCAGCATGTACGCCGCCGTTGACTTCAGCACCAACAGGTACGGTTCAATCATGACCGCACCACCCTCCACCGCCACCTCAGTCATCGCCACGATGTGGCCGGCGTCGTTCCGTCCAACGTAGATTGATTTGTCAAGGCCAAGCAGTGTGTCCGGGTCGCCCACCTCAGTCCAACGAATCAGCGAACCGTAGGGAGGTACGAAGCCGGACAACACCATCGTGCCCTTGTAGACGGTGCCCACGGTCGGGGACACCGGGCTTTCCGCGTTCAGCCACCGCTCTGTCAACGTCACCACGCGGAGTCCTGTGCCTCCCACCGGCCCAGGTGTACCGCCGGCACTTTCGTTGACAACGACGTACCCGTAGAAATCACTCCCGGTCAGGATGTAAAGGCGATTGTTCCACTGCACCGTGGAGGGCTTCACGTCGCTGCTGTAGTTTTTATTGTTGGTGACGCCCACCACGGGCGAGATGTACGGAGGCTGCTCCGTGAATACCTCGTACATGGTGAAATTCACTTCCTGGTTGGACTCGCACACAATCAACAACAGTATGATTTCACGGCGACCGTCGTTGAAGCTGACCAATTGAAGCTTGTCGGCCAAGTCCAATTCCAGCCCAAGATATTGGATGTGGGTCATCTGTGGACGGATAATCAAATCACCGCCCACTTTCTCGGGGTAGAAATTGACGGACCCCGTGAGCTGGCGCTTGTCCAGCTCGGCGGGGTCCACTGACCGATTGACGCCAGCAAACTTCTTGAAAATCAGGGTGGCCATTGTCTCAATCTCCGGGGGGCGGGACTGAACCTGGGGGACAGGCGCAGCGCCGCATGCGCGTTGGTAGTCTTCAAGTACAGCAATCTGTCGGCTGCCACCTTGGCCCGATAGACTTCATTGAAGCCGAGCCCGTCCTTCTGGTGCTCATACGCCTTCGCGCGGATGGCGGCCATGATTGTATCATCGTTAGGGTAGGCCGGGCGGTCGCTATCTGACGTCAAATCATTTGGAATGATGTGCGCGTAGACCGCGAAGCTGTAGGCACGGTCGGTGGGGTACTCGAACGTCACCGTCCAGGCGCCCGCGTTGCCGGGCTCCGCAACGTATGCCCGCTTCGGAGGCTGCCCTTGACGTGGCGCCAGCGGAAGCAACGGGTTGGACGACGCGGGCAGCAAGTCCGTGGCGTCGAGCGCCACCTCCAGCGGCTCGTTGGCCCCGTCAGCGCACTGGAGCTTGATTATGGAGTGGATGCGCACCGGGACGAAGCTGTCCGCGTCATCCCCAATAGCCGTGCCTGCAATCAGGCTCGTGCTGCCAGCAGGGACGTTGTGTGGACCAAACCACCGACAGACGAACGACCACGGCGCGGCGGCGTACAGCTCCGCCAGCGCCGCGTTGAACCACTGAACGGCACGAGGGGTCAGGCTCGTATCACCCGCCAGCTCCAGCGCCTCTGAAATCAGGGTGCTACGAGTCATGGACCCCATGGTGTCACCCGATGATTGGCGTACCGCCAATGGAGGCGGTGTTGTTGGACGTGTAGGCCCGGTGCTCGCTGCCGAAGATGCGGCCAGACTTGATGAACTTCGCCCGCTCGTTAGTCTCCCAGTGGGAGATTTCCGAGAGCACCCCGTCAATGATGGCCACCGGGAGCATGCACATGCCGAAGTAGCACTTGCCGTTGACCGTGACGCCCTGGAACTGGGCCACAAGGTCACGCTGCTTGGGGAGCACGAGCGTAGCGCGGTGGTTGCCGTCACAGACGCCGCGCTTGGTAGACGGGTTGAGCGCGACCTGTCCACAGGTTGGGCACTTCATCAGAGGCTCAGGACGAATCAGGTTGACGACTTCCCGATTCTTGCCCAGGTCGATGACCTGCTTGCTCAGGCCCTCGACGATGATGGTCAGCTTCTCGATTTGGGCCCTGGCGAGAGCAAGAGCTTCAGTGGACGCGCCCTGCTCCTTCTTCTCGTCCACCGCACCCTGAAGGAGCGCTGGCAGCTCGCGCACGTCAGGCGTCACGTTGGTACGGTCAGCGAGGATGGCCTCCTGCGCATCCTGCCGGGCGCTGTCTCCAGACTTCATCGTGGCCATCTTCTTGAGGCGCCGCGCTTCATGACTCTTCAGGGCAGCCGCACGGGCTTGCTCGGGGGTTGGTGCCATTGGTGATTCCTTGTGGTGCAGCGAGGGGAACGGCCCGTTTCGTGGGCCAGCCGGCCGCTTGCGCGGCGAATCAGCAGGCTCAGAAGTTGCTGGCCAGCTCGATACGCTTCAGGCGAGTGGCGTCACGGATGCCGGACTTGTTGGCCCACTTGGCGCCCACCTTGCGCCGCTGCTCCAGGGGGTCCGAATCGGAGGACCCGGGCGGGGTCACGGTGCCCTTCATGTTCAGCGAGTTCATGGACACGTTGTCGAAGGACTTGGCCCCGAAGATGTAGATGGGGTGCACCGTGACGCCCACGGCGGGCGTCTGGCCCGGGTTGCGGCCACTGCCCGGCTGAAGGGTGATAGTCACGCTGGAACCGGCGGCGCGGTTCTCCGTGGCGAGGTAGAGGTTGCTGTCCCCAGTGGCCGCGCCGATGTAGAGGTTGAAGACGTAGCCCGTCGTGTTGGGGAAGGTGAAGGCCAGGGACGTGTCCGCGCCCATGGCCACGGACGCCTCCACGCCAATGTCCTCCTCGAAGCCGCGCGTGAGGTTCTTGCGGGTGAGCTTGTAGTAGACCGTGCCGGTGAGCGAGCCGCCGCCACCGGGGGTGACGACGGGAACGGACGCCAGCCGGGTGAAGCGCGGCAGGAAGTTGGAGCGAATCCACTGGAAGCCCAACCAGTTGCCCAGCGTCCCGGCCTCCAGCTTGGCCATGTCCTGCATCTGGGCCGCCGCCGTGAAGCCACCCACCGTGGCGGTCTCGGCCAGCACGTCACCCTCCACGCTGGCGCTGCACACCGCCGCGTAGAAGTCGCCCTTCCAGGCCGGGGCCGCCGCGTTGTTCAGGTCCACGCGCGCCTTGGTGGCCACGTTCTTGTTGAAGACGTCCGTGGCGGTGATTGCTCCACGGTTGGCCCGGGTGCCGTCCCAGAACTGCACGTTGGTGCCGCCGTTCAGCACCTCGGCATGGTTGTAGTCCACCGTGCGAGCCGTGGCGTCGGCCACCAAGTCCAGGGCCTCGTTGAGGACCGGGTGCGCGGTGGTGACGGTGGACACGTCCGTCAAGGCGATGAACATGCCCCAGTGGTCCACGGTGATGGTCTGCGAGAAGTTGGTGAACGCGGTCTCCGAGGGGGTGACGCCCTCGGCCAGCTTGTCCACTACCACATCCGTCCGCCGGTAGCCGACGAAGGTGGCCGTGGTGCCGTTGCCGTCGTCCAGGCTGTTGGGGCTGGCGAACTGGGCCAGACGCAACTGAAGAGCGGAACGCTCAATCAGCGTGCCGCTAATCCACTTGCGCTGATGAACGGAAAGGTCGGTACTCTTGACGGGCATGGTGCATCCTTTTCAGGTTGATGTTGGCCAGGGGCAATGCAGCGTAGCTAGAACCCGCCCTGGGAGTCCAGGAACTTGCCCAGCTCGTCGTTCTGCTGCTTGAGCGGCATCTTGTCAAAGTTGGTGGGGAGCCCGGAGAGCGGCGCCGCGCGGCCACCCACTTCGAGCTGCGCGTGGACGTTGCCCGCGTTGCGCTGCGCCTCGCCCGCCGCCTGCCCGGGGAGGTTCTTCCCGTTGAATCGAGCTTCGATGTTGACGGCGCCGATGACCTGCTGAAGTGCGTCGAGTCGCGTCGGACGCACCGGGACGCCGTTCACATAGAACAGCGTCCCCGCCTTGTTCCACGCATCGAAGGTCGCGTTGGTGCGGCTGAGTTCGTCCTGCGTGAGGTGGAGCTGCTGTGCCGCGATGCTGAACTTCTGCATGTCCAGACTGTCCGCGAGCTGATGCTGCTGGGCGGCCAGCTTCATGTTCTGCTGCCGGATGTACTCCTTCACGCTGTCATCCACGAACTGGCCCGGGTCCTCATGGCCCGCCGGGGGCTGCTGGTGAGCAGGCTGCTGGGTCCCCTGCTGAAGCGATTCGAGCCGCTGCGCGAGCTGCACCGTGTGCTGCTGCTGCTGCTGCATGAGCTGGGCGAGCTGTTCCAACTTGGCCGAGATGGGGTCCTGTGTCGGAGGCTGCTGGGTCTGCTGGCCCGCGTCCGGGGCCTGTCCCCCGCCCGAACCCTGGTCCGCCGCCGCGTTCATCAACACCATGACCTTACCGAAGTTCTTCATCGCGTCTTCTCCCGTGCTTGAATGATTTGCTGCTCGAACGCCTGAATCTGCATGCGCATCCAATTCTTCGTGAGCTGAAGTCCCTGGAGGCGACCAGCAGCCCGAAACATCTTGGACGCCTTGGTAGTCGTCTTCAATTCATTTTCAGCCACCATGATTTGGCCGTCAATGAACGCCTCCAGGTACTTGTAGCCCGGGGAGCGCATCAACTCCTCCAGGCTACTTTTGATTTGCAGCACCTTCTCCACATCAATCTTGGGCTGGCCCTTTTGCATGCATCTAGCCTGCATGCATGCATGTGCCTGCGTCAAGTGATAGGTACGGCGCCCCCCATGAGGGCTGCAATAGCGTCCGCTTCGCCGCGCACTTCCTGGAAGGGCTCGTTGTCCTGCAATTCCGGCGGCAAGTCAGGGACCGTGGGAGCACCCGACGACGGCTGACGTCCCGTCCGCACGTCAGGGACAGCCGGGCCTCCAGGTGGCAGGCCCAAGGTGCCGCGCACCAGCACTTCGTCCACGTCCCGGAAGCCGAAGACTTCCAGGTACATCCTCCGCACCAACGGCTCGGGGTTCACCTGGATACCCTGCTGCTTGAACAGGTCGATGATGCGCGGGTCGGACAGGATGCGCAGGGCTTCGGCAATCTGGGAGCCCTTGATTGCCTGATTGGACGTCTGTGAGGAGGCAAGCCACCGGAACAACCAATCACCGGACAGCGCGTTGACGTCCACGCGCAGCATGTCCTTTCCGATGATTGGGACGAAAATGTCACCGCTGGCAAATTGCTGGTCTAGGCTCCAAATCATGTGGAGCATGGGCTCCCAGACTTCTGCCTCGTTGAGCCGCACGATTTCCTGAAGCGGCATCTTGGCGTTCGTCTGCGCAGCCCCTACTCCCGTCGCCGTGCGGAAGGCCCGACCCGGAGAACTCCCGCCGCTGAGCACTGGAGGCGCCCCAATGAAGTCCGCAATCCAGGACTGAGTGCCAGTGGTGAGGATGGACCCTGCCTGAATCATCTCGACAGGGGGACGCTCGAAGCGCACCGCCGCGTTGACGTCGTGCACCAACCACTGCACCCCGGGCTCCAGCGAAGCAAGCGGGCCTGCCGTCAGGTTGGGGTTGGTGAGCACAATCGGGTTGAGCACATAGGTCGCGCAATCCATGGCCTGATTCGTCTGGTCATTGAGCAGCCGATTCAGCTCGCGGATAGACTCAACGAAGCCAGTCCCGTAAACCCGGCCCACCGTCGTCCCCATGCGCCCCAGCAGGTACGGAGGACGCTTGTGCCAGAACGGGTTGGGGATGGCCCGCAACACCTCTCCCGTGGAAGTGATTGTGACCAGGAACGGCTCTGGGTTCTCCTCCTCCTCCCGGCTGGCCGCCATGGGGTCGAAATCAAGCCATACCTCGGTCACATCGACCCGACGCCACCCATCCGCCGTCATGTTGTGCGGCGAGGACAACCCCTGGGACGACAGGCGCATGTTGTCCGTGTTCGTCTTTGACGAATCCAGGGACGACCTGCCAGCAGCCAGCACCGCCGCCTTGTCGTAGACCCCAGCCCGCGCCTTGGCGAGGAGGCCGGCGTAGTCCGTGGTGATATCCTCGAAGATGATTTGAGCATCCTGGGGGTCATTCACCGTTTCGGGCCAAACGTAAAAGTTGTTGACGTCCACGCTCTGCACCACCGGGCTGTCAAACACCACATGAGGACGTGGGGTCGGCCCGCCGTTCATCCCCCGCCCCAGCGCGTTAATGACCTTGCGCTGGTAGTAGATTTTGATTGGGCTGTTCCCGGTGATTGCAAGCTGCCTGTAGTAGCGCTCCAGCATGACGCGCACCTTGGCCGTTGAATCAATCCGGTACTTCAACACCTCCTTCAGCTCGTTGGCCTGCTGAGCCCGCGCCGGGTTGTAGGCTTCCACCCCGAAATTGTCATCGCCCGGCATGGTGGCGCTGACGAGCTGGGTCACGATGGTTTCCGTACCGCGCTTGCCCGCTGGCATGTAGATATCGGAAACCCCCGTGTATGATTTGTTCTCGTCGTGCTGCAAGGTCCAGACCTTGTGCAGCGAGTTCCACAAATCATTGAGCGTCTGGCGGGAATCCCGGATGCTCCCCACCGCCGGGATGATTTCCCGCTTAATGCGCTCCACCACCCGCGCGTCAGAAGCGTAGTTCACCACGACTTCACTGCGTGGACGGGCCAGCTCTGGCGGAGCCCCCAACAGCTCAAAGCGCGGTTGAACCGGCTCAACGTGCGGCGTCAATCCATCGCTGTTCATGAACGATTCCCCTTGTACCGAAGCGAATGTGCGTGCTGCTGCTGAGTCGAGTTGCCCACCATCCCCAGGTTTATCTCACCGTAGCGGAGCGCGTCCATGACGTGCTCGTAGTAACCGTCCTTCCTGGGCTTGTCGGAAATGGGCTTATCAGGGCGGGCCTCCGGGAACTTGTACCCGCTGCTGAAGGCATCAATCAGCAACCGGCACGAAGAATCAACCATCAACCTGGGACGACCCTTGACGATGGTGGAGAGGCTGCGCCCCACCGCCTCCATGCCGCTCTTGATTAGAGTCTCCCTGGAAAACGGGTTGATTCCCAACCGGCGCATAATATCAATGTCGGACTCTTCACTGTTTGATTTCTTCTGCGCACCGGCTGGGTCGCAAATATCAATCCATGAATCAGTGCTTGGGTAGAGCAGGCTGCTCTGGAGCTTCATCCGCTCCACGAATGCCTCAGTGGTTTCATTCTCCCCAATCACTGCGTGGAGGTAGTTGTGCCAGCCCTCCTTGGTGGGCTGCATGAAGACGCATGCTGGGCGCCGGTAGCCGAAGTCCCAGAAGCGACACATCCTGCCGTAGGGCAGGTAATGCAGCTTGCCGACATGCAGGCTCATGTTGAATTGCGAGTAGACCGGCTTGCCGCTCGGGTCCGGGCCGCACTCACCGTGGATGAAGCGGGCGATTTCCTGAGCTGATTTACCGACAGCAATGTCCTCGTAGTAGCCGGGCGGGAGGTTGTCCTCGTTCTCCTTCGCGCGAGGCTTGAACACCGTACCCATGGGCTGACCGTCACGCTCCACCTGCCCGCCACACGTCGCGCTTGTGCAGAATTGATTGTGCAGGAAGTGCGAGTGCGTCACCGGGTTGGATACGAGGTTTAGGAAGAATGGCCCCTCTGGGCGTTGCTGATTTGGCAGCTTGTGGCGCAAGCGGTCATTCAGCATGTTGACCATTTCCTTGGTGATTTCGTTCGCTTCATCCACCCCAATGAAGTTGAACTCCGTGGAGCCCAGCTTTGATTCTTCGTCTAGGCTCCTGAAGAGGAGTTCTGACGGCTCCTCCCCCGGGAAGGCAGAAGCAATCCACACCGTGCGCGGAGGCCCTACTTGGTCCTCCACAATCAAACCGGGTAGATGCTTGGCAAGGTCATCAAATCGCTTCAGCGTGGTTTGCTCAAGGGCGCTGTACGTCCACCGCGCCAGCATGGCCCTGCTGCCGGGATAGAGCATGCATGGAATCACGATAGACGCCACCAGCGAGCTGGTCTTGGCGCAACCCACCGGGCCCTTGTACCATTTGATTCTCTCCGGGGAGAGAATGAAATCACGCTGAGTAGGAAGGATGCGGCCGGCTTGCCCGCTAACATAGATGCGGACCAGCTCGTCAATCGTGTTCGCATGCACTGGAGCGGGGCGCGTGCCTTTGCGCTTCTCTCGCTCCTCTCGTTGTAGTTCCAATCGTGCACGTCGGCTGCTGGGCATGGGAGGCTCCGGAGGGAAGTTGCCATTGGCTCCCTGGACTGCTCAACCAGGGAGCCGGCAAACCTCAACTACGGTACTACCGAAGCATCCGCTTTTGCTATCGCTGTTGCATCCCACGGCGCAGCACCGTGGGTCCTGCTACCCGGGGCGATGCTTTGCCCCGGGGTCCTACGGATGAATCAATCCTTCAGGGCACCGAAGGAGCCGGCGTCCAGGGCGTACGGCATCCCAATCGTGCCCTGTCGGGCCTGCGCCAGCTCGAACGCCTCCAGCGACTCCAGGCTCTTGAAGCCCGGCGGCAGCTCCACCGCCGTGGCGGTCAGGGTCGCGTCCAGCTTGTTGTGGGCGACGTAGATGGTGAGCATCAGCCGCTCGTTGTCGATGCTGGGCCGCTCGTCCAGCATGCCGTACACGGTGCCCAGGGTGGCGAACACCTTGCGCGCCGCCGGGTCATGCCCGTACTGGGCATGCACCTCCTCGGTGATGCGAGCCAGCGTGCTGCGCACGTTGGACCTGGAGCCCGTCAGGGTGAGCGCGTAGGGCATGGGCATGGGGGCCTGCTGCTCCGCCTGCTCCAGCATGGTCCGCACCTGGGTGCGGAACTTGGGCTCGGTGAGCAGTGGCCGCATGGTGCTCAGCATGGCCTCGTTGGGGCCCGGCAGGTCGCGGGCATCGCCTCCCAGGCGGGGCCTGGACTTGGGCCCGAGCGCGCCGAGCGGCTGGCCCTGCGCCGTCGTGGTGGAGATGCCGGGGATGCCCTCCGTGACCGGGACGTAGTTCCTGTACCCGTCGTCACCGCTCTGCTTCGTGCTCTGCTTCTCCGAGGAGGTGGGCGAGCTGGGGTGATTGTCGCCGTTGTTGCTGCCCTGATTGTTCTGGTTGTCCATGATTGACCTTCTCCTGTACTCGCTTGAGGGTTTGCTGCCGCTGCACATCGTAAGGGTTGCCACCGGAGAGTTGCAAGATGACAACCGGGCCGCGAGTCTCCGGCATCGCTTCGGTTCGCTTCGGGTGTCCACGCCGCTCCAGAATGTCCCGGGCCATCTCGCGCCTGACTTCGGCTGGACCGTACTGGAGCTGATAAATCAGCTCTGCCGCTGCCAGCGGTGTGGCTTGGTCGAGGCGGCGCTCGACATACTCTTTCTCCTTCCCGGGCTCGATGGGCGGAGCCTTGGGAATGTCCGGGAAATCAAACACCGCGTAGCGCGCCGCGTTGATACCACGGGCACGCATGATTGCCAAGCCCTCCTTGCTGCGTGCCTTGATTTCCTCCGCCTCGCCTTCGTCGGACGCCGGCTTGTACGCTTCGCTCTCGGCTCCGCGAGGCAAGGCGTCCATCTCCTGGTGGTACGGGGTGGTGCGGCTCGCGCTGTCGCGGCCCGTCACGTTGACCGTGCCCCGCTCCCCGAAGTCGGCGCACAGCACCGGGGAGCACCGCCCCCAGGTCATCCGGTGCGGCAACGGGTGCCGGTTTGGACAGAACATGATTTGCGGAGCCGTGCCACGCATGGCGCGCAGCGTGTCCTCCGTGTCCGGCATCATGTCCGCAATCAGCTTCCTGTTGCTCACGATTGCACCTTGTCTCGCTGCTGACTCGCCTCGGGGCTGAAGCCGGCGGGGTAGCGCGCCTTCAACTTTTCCACGTTGGCTTGGGCCACCTCGGAGAGCTTCAGCTCGAAGAAGCCGGCGAGCGCCGCGACGTACCACAGCACATCCCCCAGCTCCTTGCACAGCTTCTCCGTGTCCAGCGGATGGCCGTGCCCGAGATGCTTCTTCAGCAGGTCCACCACCTCCCCAGCCTCCCCGGCGAGGCCCATGGCGAACGTGGCCAGCCTCATTTCCTGGGTCAGGGCCATAGGCGCAGTGCGAGAAGCCGCTTCCTGGTAGCCGTCCAGTGTGGTGGGCTGCTTGAACACCGCCTCCAGTGCATGAGTGGTTGCCAAGAGCTTGGCGCTCGTCAGTCCGCAATCACACTTGCTAGTGGGTACAATGTTGCAGTTGATGTGATGCTTGATTCCGTTCAGGAAGTCCACCAAATCATTCAAGTTCTCAACCTTCATGATTGCTACCTCCGAGATGCTGGTAGTTCACTGCTCGTGCTGCACGGATGCATGCCTGTTGATTGGGTAGTGACGCCTGTACCATCGCCGCCAGAGTGGATGCACCATGAACACGGCGCACCCTGCCAGCGCTGAGTAGGTGCCGGAGAGGAGGAAGTAGATTGCCCATAGCACTTCCTTGCCAGTCCAGTAGTAGCCGAGATGATTCACGCACTCCACGTCGCCAGCCATGCGCCTCTCCTCCGCTTCGGCCAGCCGGCTGGCAATGCTGGCGTGGTGGAAGCTCAGGGCTACGGCCACTGCGCCCAGCCACTCGCGCGGGTGCGCGTCGTTGATGACGTTGACGGCAATCAGCACTGCGTACACCGCCGCCGCCTCAAGGTGCCACGTCTTCATCGCCCGACTCCTCGTTGTCGTCTTCCGTCTTCGTGACAGGCTGCTTGCGCTTCCCCCGACCCCCGCTCTGTTTCTCCAGCGGGGACGCGAAACCCCCGCCAAACCCGGGACGCAGGGATTCCTGGACTTCCTCGGGCATCCGCTCCATCATTTGCTGGAGCGTGATTCTAGCCCTCGGAGTGCCCATCCAGCTCTCCATGGGCACCGCCCCCTTCGTAGACAGCTCAATCAGGTATGCGGTGACGAGGGAGGGCACCGCGTGGCCATCCTTCAACGCCTTGAGCGTCTTGTGGTCGATTCCCGTCACCTTGCACATGCTGCCCATGGACAGGTCGCGTATGTCCATGTAGGCGGCCAGCGGACTTGTAGGTCCGCTCAGCTCCACGTCCGGCACGGGCACGGAGTCCACCGTGGGCTTGGGTCCCTTCTTGGGGGCACGCGGGGGGATATTGTCCTGCGTCTTGGCCTTGGTCACGGTTCACCGCCTGACTTCGCACGTCGTGTTAGCTCCAATGTAGCTTCGATTGCGTTTTCCAGCCCCGCGCACAGCTCGTAGTGTAGCAGCGCCAGCGAGTGCAACTTGCGCCAGTGTTCCGGCGCATTCATGGCGTCCACTGCATTCCGTGCCGAACATGCAACTTTGTAGGCTTCCTCTGCGTCCGCATGCATGGCTTGGAGAAGCTTCTTCATCATCGGCAGGTCCAGGCTCACTTGAACGCCTCCTCTCCGTACAGGTCCACCGCGAACTTGCGCAACCGATGATTCGGCTTGGGTCCGTCCTCGCCAGCGTCGAGCATGCCAGCGTTGGCCATCTCCCCCCAGGCCCGCGCAGCACAGTCCTCCGGGGACAGGGCCAGATGGTGGGTGGGGAGCGCTGGCTTGTTCTTCGCCTTGTCCGACTTCCACAGCTCGGCCTCCAGCTTTCGCGCCTGGGCCACCACGCCGGCCTTGCCCACCCCGTGCAGCATGAGCTGCAACATCCCGAGCATGAGGTAGGGGCGTTGCTGCACCTTCTCCCTCAGCCAGCGCATGGAGTCGCGCTTGGCCTTGGCAGAGCCTCCCTGCTTATCCATGTGCGAAATGATTGCCTTGTTGGCCTCCACCTCAGCCCTGGCCTTCGTCGGCTCGCTCCCCTCCGCCACCACCCTGCCGAGCCGCTTCACCGTCCACACGCAGCACGGCGCTCCACCACTCAATTCCCTGTACTGCTTCACATACCCAACCGGCATGTTCGCCATTGCTTTTTCCCATCCTATTCTCGCGTAGGAGACCCCCTTAAGGGGGGTCTCCATGGGCGGGGGGGTGATAATAAAGACCCTTCCTCCCGTCGTCAATGACGACGCCTCCGAAACTGATTTCCCTCAACGATTCCGCGCACTTGCGGTCACTCCCAGGGGGTTCGACGGTTCAGCCGTGGGGACAGGGATGGGACCCACGCGCACCCCCCGGGGGGGTGTGCCCGGGGGGCCTTTGGGCCTCCGGAGGGCCCCCGCGCACCCGTGCGCGGGCACCTGTGGAACCGGGCGCGCGCGTTGTCTGGGTCGGGTGGAGGGCGGGGTTTCGTCCAACCCAGGGCGTAGGGTGGGATTGATTGGGACACCCAATCACCTACGAGGGCGGGGCTAGGCGGGTACACCTGACGGGGACACACGGGATAGGGACGGGAGGGAGGGGAGGGAACACCCCCCCCCCCGCTCCCCCCAC